GACCAGCTCGGGCTCATAGGCATACTCGATCTCGTCGATCCACTGGCCGGCGAGGCCGGTGTCGGGCGATGCGGAGCGGTTCAGCAGCGCGTGGATTTCCTCCTCGCCTGCGTCCGCTGCGTCCCACTTGTCCGGCACGCTCTCGGGCAGCGTGACCCAGCGCACGGCGCAGCCGATCGAGGCGACCTGCGCCGCAACCCGGTCCATGAACCTGCGGCCGGCCTCGTCATTGTCGGGCCAGAGGATGATCGACTTGCCCGCGAGCGGGCGCCAGTCGATCGCGTCCAGCTTGGTCGAGGATCCGCCAGGCGCGGACGTAGCGACCCAGCCAAAGCGGTGCAGCGCGTCCGCGGCCTTCTCGCCCTCGACGAAGACAATCTCGCGGCTTCGCTCGATCTCGGGCAGCCGGTAGAGAGGCCGCGGGCCGGGCGGGTATCCGTACACGCCGTTCGGCTGGCGCGGCATGAAGGACTTGGCAACCTTGCCGCCCTTCAGGACAGGCTCGCCGGTGGCGGCGTCATGCTCGTCGAAGCGGACCACCTCGAACAGCAGGTCACCATTGACCGCCTGGTAGGGGTAGGACGCTACCTCGCGCTTGTGCGTCTCAGGCGGCGTGGGCTTAGCCGCCTCGGTCTGGTGGCGGGCCTGGGCCTTTTGCGAGGGCGAGCCGCCAACCCACTTGTCGGCCTCTTGTATGGCAGACGCGAAATCCACACCGAGGGCGCGCTGCCAGAGGGTCAGGATGTCACCGCGCTCGCTCGTGGCGTGGTCGAGCCACTGGCCAGCCACGCCTGACGTGAGGGCGATCGACATAGACGAGCCCTTGTCGCCGTCTACAGAGCCCACCCGGGCGTCCTTGGGGCCGAAGATGGCCCTCGGGTAGAGGTAGCGCACCACCTCCTTCACCCGCCCCTCGCACGCTGCCTTGACCCGCTTCTTGCGGACCTCGATGTCTTCGAGGGGCTGGATGTTGTTCAGGTCGATCATGATGCGGCCCTCCCATGATTAGGATGAAAGCCGTGTGTGATCTCTGCTGCCTTGCGGGCGACGAGCGCTTGGTCAAAATTGTCGTAAACGCCGATGTGCAGTCTTGCGACCCTGACCCGCCAGCGGCCTGTGCTCTTGATCTTGCTGAGACCGGGAAACGGAGCGCAAGAGTTAATCCTGCGCTGAAGATTTTTAGCGTTCTCTTGTCGATCAACTGCCCTCAAGTTAGCTATGGCATTATTCGACCTGTCGCCGTCTATATGGTCAATTTCTTCCGGCCATTCGCCGTGAACCAAAGCCCAGGCAATTCGGTGGGCCAAGTAAACTTTTCTTCGATAGTTGCCGCAAAAATAACCATCGCCTCTCAAGCACGCAAAAGCAGGACTGCCTGCCTTTGCTTTCGGGCTGCGGGTTTGCTTCCACGTCATGCTGCCCGTAGCCGGACAATACAAAATTTCTGCGCGAAGCGCGCTGACTTCCGCCTCGATGTTTTTCTTTCTACACATGACACCGCTCCCTGTACGAACAGGACCGGCACAACCAGAACGTCGAATCCTCCGACGCCTTCGGACGCCATGCGCCGGCTGCCGTGTCCTGGATGATCGAGACAGCGCGGTCGGAGGCAGACTGCGCCCGCTTCCGGTCGAACGGGATCAGCTCGAAATAAAGCTCCATCGTGTCGCAGTTCATGGCCATGAAGAACGCCGGAGCGGTCAGGTCCATGTAGGCCTGGTAGATGGCCACCTGATCGGCATATTCAGGCTTCGCCTTCTCGACCCCGTTCTTGCTGATCGCGGCCCACGACTTCTGGCCGACCGCCTTGTGCTCGAACAGGCAGGGCACCTTCAGCCCCGGCCCTTCCATGATCACGCCATCGACGTGCCCCTTGAAGCGGCCGTCAGCCGTGGCGAAACCGTACTGCGAGCCATCAGGCTTGCGCGTGCGGATATTGTAACCGGCCCGCCTGAGCCAGCCGAGCGCCAGGTCTTCCATGATATGGCCGCGCGCAAAGATCCTCTGTGTGCGGGCCTCGGGCAGGTAGCCGGCATCGTAAGGCGTGCCGGTGTAGTCGTACTGGATCCGGCGTTCGCAGCCGGACCCGATGGACGACGCGCCCAGATACTGCCTGCGAGGCTGCGCCTGTGCGTCCGCCACCATAGCGCCGTCTACTGCTTCGTGAATGGCCTTGACAGCGTCGGAGCGCTGGAAGGCAGATGGGTTCAGGTCGATCATGAGTTTATTACCTCGGTCCATTGCGCCGTCGGATCTTCGAGGGTCCTCGCCTGCTGCTCGTTGACGGCCTCGAAGACCATCGCAAACAGGGTGACCACCTCTTCCTTCGACCAGTCGCCGACCGGCTTCGCCCACGGGAAGTGGCGCTCCGCTATGATCGGCAGGATGGTTTCGGCAGCGCCAAGCGCGTAGGCGTCAGGAATGCCAATGCCTGAAATGGCACGGTTCCTGGACCACTCTACGAAGCGATACCGAAGCCAGCTGAAGACCGCCGTCTGGACGATCTGCTCTCGCTGGGTGCGTGTCGTCTGATGCCCGAACTCCGTCAGGAGCGCACCGATGTCATCCCGCGCCCTTTCGAGCGCGAGATGATCTGGATCAGACGTTACGAGGCCCACTGCGGCCGGCCAGCGGCAGTGCCGCCAGCAGGCTTCGAGGAAGACGCAGCCTTCGGCTTCTTCGGAACGAAGCCATTATAGTCTGCGTCTTCAGCGGTGACCGCGCCCTTCAGGGAGTTCTTGTCCTTGTAGTCACCAGTGCCCTTCTCGACACCGATCCTGGCCACGAACTCAAGGGCCTGCAGGTCGTCCCAGTCGGACAGGCGGCGAGCCGCCTTGGCCGTTTCGCTTTCGTCAGCTGGCAGGATGCCGTAGGCCGACTCAAGCATCGCACGCAGGCGCGACAGGGTGATGTTCACCGCTGTCTTCTGGCCGTCCGTCGAGCCGGACACCATCATGTTTGCCCAGAACTTGCGCCGGGCAAACGGCCCGGCCGTAATGGTGAACTCGCAGTCCAGCATCTGGCCTGTCTTGTCCTTCGTCGGCTTGAGGCCACGCATGCTCATGATCACGGGTGCGACAGTGTTATCGGGAACAAGATCCCCGACTTCGCGTTGACGTTCTGCATTGTTCAGGTCGATAGCCATTAAGCGGCCTCCTCTTCATGGATGTGGATTGGGGTTGCGGGCGCGCGGGATGGGGTCTTGGCGGATGCCTCCCGTGCGCCTTTCAGTTTCGAGAACAGAGCGCCCAGGTCGGGCGGCTCCATGGCAGCGAGACGGCCGGAGCGATCCTTCGCAGGATAGTCCCACTCGTTTTCCGGCGAGGTGATGAGCGCCCGGAACGGGTCGCCATCGTCTGGCCGGATCATGGCCATGGTGATCACTTCGTCGACGATGCCCGGCATCTCGCGTCCGGTCTTGCTGCCCTCGATCTGGGGCGACCAGGTTGTGCGGCCGAACTCGTCTTCCTTCTGGTCGAGAAGGCAAACAAAGATCACGTTCTTCGAGCGAGCGTGCTGCAGCTGGGTGATCCAGTTGATCATCTCGCGCCCATGCAGGCCGTAAGCCCCGCGGGTATCTGGCACGCCCTTGGCACTGTGCGCCTCGGGCTGCTGCTGGCACCAGCGGAAGCAGATGCGACCTGCAACCGTGATGGAATCGATGAAGAAGGTCTCGTACTTGTCGAGCGCGTCCGGTGATCCGAACTGCCTGCAGGCATGCTCATAATGCTTCTGCCCGTAAGTAGCGTTCTCGGGCAGGTTCAGGTCAGGCCCGGCGAGGAAGCACGCAAGATCGCGGCACTCCTCCCAAGTCTGGGGACGCAGCTGGTCAACAGACACGTCCTGCACGGCGAGATCGCCGGCCTCGAAGTCAAGGAAAAGCGTCGTGGTCGGATCAATTGTCCGCAGCAGTGACGTCTTTCCGATACCAGGGGGGCCGAGGATCAGGGCCTTGATGCCCCTCTTCTCTGCCATCCGCTGGTCAGCGGTAATAATAGACAAACCCATCTGGGTCTCCTTCGTTTCTCGAACAGCTCCCGCCTCGCTAGGCTCGGGGAGGGCTACGAAAGCTGTTCAGTTAGCCCGGCGGGTTTTCGATATATGACCCGCCGCACCCTCCCCTTCAGCGACTTGTACGAGCGCGAAGGGGTAACCCCGCCGCGTCCAGAAACTCTTCGACCTGCTCCACAGAGCGCGCGACGTAATAGGCCGCGCCGGCGCAC